TCATCTTTTCCTCTGGCAAGTTTTTCAAACCAGAAACGATCTTTCCTTTTATAGAAAGATTGTACAGTCGCACGACTCTTTCCACAATACTTGTGGTAGTCATACTTCTCTTTGGTAAAATGATTCTTTAAAGAGAGGTATTGTTTATAGGCATCAAAGGGCATCACGAAAAATATAAAAGTTACAAAGGTAGTTTTGCTCTCGAACTTTTCTTCAGAAAATTAAGTTCCATTGCTTCATACTTTACCTTTTCTTTCAAAGGTTTAGTAATTAGTTTAGGAACAAACTCTACATCAATACTATTTTTTTCACAGAAGTGAATGATAGCATCAATATATTTCATCTTACCCTCAAGAACAAGACTTTCGATCTCTTGTGTGAATCGGGCAGGACAAAAGAATTTACTTTCTAGTGCTTTTTCTAGTTCATTCTCCATCCGCTGACCCAGTATTGTGATGTACAAATTCTTTAATGTATCTAACTAGAAGCTTAATATAATCCCCTTTGTTCCGTTTGTCAAATACTTTAACCTCACCACCAGGAGTAACCATGATGGTGATGAGTTTTTTAACAGGGATACCAGTTAGTTCATAGTAAGCAGATGCATAAAACATCTCTTGGACAAAGTAGTTTTCTAACCACTCTTCTGGTTTAATTTTTTCTGATGTTTTAAAATCAATGACTGCAAGTTCTCCTTCATACTCAGCGATGCAGTCTACTCTTCCTGCTAACCCAAGATACTCTGAGTACAGAGTTCTTTCGATAGCATGTACATTATTTATCTTATCAAGATATGGTTTAGCATGAATGAACATAAACTTGGTGAGAGGTTTAAAATCATCCCAGTTTATTTCTTTATTCAGCATGTAGAGTTCGGTTGCCGCATGGAAGTCTGTTCCACGCGAGGTTGCCCTCTTTGTAATGCGATTGGCTTCTTCAATACCAACTCGCTTACGCCACTTGACAAAAATCTGTCGGTTGTAGAAAGAAGTTACAGATGTAATAGAAGGCACCCAGTCTCCATTTGGAAGGTTATAGAGACGGATGCCTTTGGTTTCTTTCTTGTTTAGTTCAAGGTCACCGAGATAATTACAATGCTCAAAAATCATAAATTAAGATCCATTTTTGCTACTAAGTATTCTTTACAGAGACCTGAACGAACGATGTCTTCAACACCAAATTCAATAATATCCATAGATGGCATTGTTCTGAGAATTCTCATGAAGTCAGCAATACCATTTTTCTCTGCGGTTTTAGTAAGGTCGGATTGAGTGGCATCACCACAGAACATAATCTTACTATTTTCACCGATCCTTGTAATTATACTATCAAGTTCGTGAAAATTCAAGTTCTGGAATTCATCAACAATAATAATTGCATTGTCAAGAGTTGTTCCACGGATAAATGAAGTGGACCAGAAACTTACTGTTCCTTGAGTTTTGAGATTACCATATAGCATCTCAAAATCTGCTTCTGTAGGAAGTTCAAACATATACTTTACCATATTCTTATATGGAATCTGATAAAGTGAAGATTTGTCCTCATGATCTCCTGGGAGGAAACCAATCTCTCTAGTCGCTACAAGAGACCTGACAATGTAGATCTTCTCATAGGGTGTCTTGGTATCAAGAACGTCTTTTAAGGCATTGTAGAGCGTGATAAACGTCTTACCTGTTCCTGCTGCACCATAAGCAACGATGTTTTGATCGTTCTTGTAGCAGCGGAATAATTCTTGCTGGTTTTCTGTTAACGGTTCGATGGGTTTCATCAAATCCGTATTGATTGGTTTCTTTCTTTTCATTTGTTTATTGGACATTCCAAATGGAACGGGAGTTTGAGTCTTCCTTTTTGCTGGCATAGAAAAGATTAGATAGGGCGAACATAGGAACCTGGGGCTTTTGATGCCTTTGTTAAGACATCATTCCACCCTGGATGGGATTTTTTAAGTTTATCCTTAAAATCTCCCACCTCCCCTGTACCAGGGAGGGTGGATGGATCACTCCAGTCTCTTGTCCAGTCAGGATTATCCTTACGCCAAGCATCCCATTCAAGGACGCTCATCTTAACTTGCTTCTGTTCGCCTGTCTCTTTATTAACAACGGGGTATGTTGCCATACATCAATTCCTTTACTTAACTTTATTTATTAAATCCATTCCATTGCTTCAGCAACAGCAGGAAACTGTTCGATGAATATCTTTTTTGCACCCAAAGCAATATCCATATGCTCTTTCTGTGTTCCGTTTGCAGAACGCAAATCAATATAATGGATCCATGAACGAACTGAGCCGGTCATGTAAATTTTTGTCCCTACGGCGAGGGGCAGTACAAAACGAGCACACTCCTTTGCAATTCCATACTCAAGCATCTCTTTGTAGAGTTTCATACCTGCTTGAAAATGATTTTCCATTTTGATTTGAAACTCTTGATTAACGAAAGGATCAACATCATCAATGGAGTTTTGACGATTCTTGGTATCTTGCCTACGGAGTTCTGGGAGAGGGATCTTCTCCGCGAGTAGGGAGGAATCAGCATAGCGTTGCGAAAATTCTTGATATGTAAAGCTTCTATGCCGAAGCACTTGAGCTGCTATTCCCCTGGTAGTGTTGATTTCCAGGGTCATGTATGCCTGTTCAAAAATGCTCCAGTGTTGATGCTTTACACAATACTTTAATAATCCAGAGAACTTTTCATTCTCCTGATTACTGGGATTACTTACACGGGCACAGTAGGCCATATGTTTCTCTGCGTCTGGAGTGACGCTAATTAGTTTAGTCGGGGTATCCGTCATCGTCATTAAAAACTTCGTCGTAATCGGTTATGTAATATTCAGCAGGATCATCAAAGTTCTCCTGCTTAGTCTTGTATGCATCAACATCAGAGTATACCTCAGATTCTAATGCTTCAACAAGAAGCTTAAGATTTTTTACTATAAGTTTAAGTTTATCTCTTTCCATAAAAAAATGGGAGGTAACCCTCCCATCTTATCATTATTTAATTGGTAAGTCAATCACTTAGTGTAAGTCTTACCACGATAGCAGAATGTACCATGGGTTTCCTTACTTTCAACACAACGAGTATCATACTCAACACCACGATATGAGGTGTGAGAGATTTGTGCGTCATGCAATGCAGAAGCCTTTTGGATCTGCTTGCGAATGAGATTGAGTGTGTTCATGAGTTTACTCCTGAAGTAGTAGGGATTTTACTCCGTTCCTTCAGTCGTTTGCGTCCCAATAATAATTACATTCTGGCACAGATTCCTTTACGGTCTGAACCAGTTCAACTACAACTGCCTGAGGCATTTCTTCTTGTGCTTTAATCCTCAGCATAATAGCATCAGCATCAGCACAGGAAAGAGTACTGTAGAGTAATAAATCAATCATGGGATGAACGCTCCGTTCCGCGACTTACTTGCGTCCCTTGTGGGATGAACGACAGGTCTATTATAGACCTCATGCTTTATTTAGTCAAGCACTTTTGTATAACCTGTTACAAAAACATACCTTTATCAGCCATGTATTTCAGTGTTTCCTTAAGACTGCCACGATGATCAAGTCCTATAGAAATTTGAGGATACTCTGCTTCTTTACCGAACTCTGCACGAAATTGATTGTCAGTAAAATCAGTATCAAGATGAAAAACTCTTGGGTTTAAGGTCTCATTGAACTGAACACTTTTCAGAAGACTCTCTGCCCTCTCACACTCTTGACTGCCGTTAGAATAAATTAGTGGTTGCATTTTACTTCGTGGTCATACTCGATTACAATTTTTCTATGTTGTGTCTTGAGGTCACTGCATTCGTAATATTTTGCTTTGCCGTTAAGCAAAGATTCTAAATCAGACACTAAATTTTTAACAGTAACTTGTTTGTTTTCATCACGCCATTCCTCACTTCTCCAATCCTCAGACATCAGGTCTACCTCCAATCTCATCCCACATTTCTTGAACCATATCTTTTGGTTCTACTGTTCGTTTGTGCATGTCTGGATCCTTCCACTTTTTCCATTTATCAATAGCTTCTTGAGTAGGAACTTCAATCCGTACTCTATCACCCTTACGCTCAAATTCTTCATTCATATCAATGTATGTTTGAGGAGTAATTTCAATCACGTTGCCTCCAGTCATCAGTTTTTTCTTGGTGAAACCATTCTGCTATATCATCTGTATTTTGGAATCCTTTCTTATGATTAGATGGGTCAGGATCCCCCAGTCCCATCTGTATCATAAAATCATCTAGTCCGCCCTCCTGGATATCAGGATTAGCAGCAGTCCTTCTTGCTTTTCTTAGAATCTCAGCAGCAGATGCGTTTGCTTTTGCTAGTTTATTAGCCCAAATCATATCATTTAAAGATACGTCCTCACCAAGAACTATCTTTTCGCAGATTGCTTCAAGTCGCAACCTATATTGGGTAGAAAGCATACGCGGAACACTCCTGCTAGTGTATTTATTCTATTTCCTCTGAGTTAGTACCAAACTCATCAACTAGTTTTTCAACTTTTGTTTTTTTGCCAGAAAGTTTTTCAATCTCACACATTGAGGATTTTTGATATTTTTTTAATTTTTTATACTCTTTGATGAGTTTTTGAATTTCCTCATGAGGCATTTCAATTTCTACATCAAAGAGTTTTTTCTCAAATCCCTTACTCATTTTTTCTTTTTATCTTTATCTTTTGATTTATATCCCCACAGTTTGGGATTCACTGTACCATATCCAAACTCAATTTTCTGAATAGCACCTTTCCCATACTTATCATAGTACATATCAAATAGTTCTACAGTCTTTCTGCAGCGAGTTAGATCAATATGTTCTACACCATCCACGATGTACCAAACTAGTCTGGCATCATTAGGTAAGGACTTATCATTTGCTGCTTCGAGAGTAGTTTTTTCCTGCAGAATTTGGCAGCTATAGTCAGATGGATTTATATTAGTTTCTGATCCGAAACTTGCCATTTCTTCAGTTTCCTTTTGTTCTATTGTAGATGTCATGAGCGACCTCCCCAATCGATATCAGGATATGCCTCTTGGACATTTGCTTTTGTTAATCTATATTTAGTTTGTAACAACTTATCTTTGACGAGGCAAAGAAGTTCTGCTTCTTTTGGATGAAGTCCGCGAAGAAGATTAATAAACATCATCTCTCTACGAGTCTTAGTAAGACTATCATTTCCACCCTTTACAAAGTTATAAAGTGTAGTCCACTCTTTACGGAGAGAAGTTCTATTTCTTCCATCAAGATCCTGTCCAGTAGCAGACTGACCTCCTTTCAGTTCATTTGCAATGTTATTAGACAGAGAACCTTCATAGGCACTCTGCTCATTTGGGTCACCGTAAGGAACTTCACCCTCTGGAACTACTGAAATAACACTATCATCAAAATTCCAAATTAGAACTGACTTAACTGAGTTATGCTCATATTTCTTCAGAACTTCTACTTTTTTAGCAGAGGATCTTTGTGAAGAGGCAAGTTCTAAGACTTCAAAGACAAAAGGATTTACAGGAAGTTCAACTGGTTTTGCAGGTGCTTTCTTCGCAAGTGTTTTTGCCTTTGGTTTTGTTGCTCTTGGTTTTCTAGTTGTCGTCTTCTTCGTCGAGTTCGTCATAGCTATTTTCAAATCGTACTGCTAAAATTTCGTCTGGTAAAATATTTCCGTTTTCATCAAACATCTCTGGATGTGTGTAAACGGGTTGGGTTTGATATACATGGTCCTTTGCTAACCATCCTACCACACCTCCTACAAAAAAGAACATTATAGAGACCAATGTTCCTATAGTCAAGGTTACTGCTAACATCTTCTGTCCTCCAGAGATTATTTCTTTCTGATGTCCAGATAAAAGTTTAAATGAAATACAATCTCTCTTCGGAAGAGAGCGACCATTTTACCAAACTTTATCTGAAAAGTTTTTGGTTGTTCTGGTTTTGCCCTCCTATTGCGTAGAAGCAACTCTACCCCACGATTAATATGGGGTTGTGATTTATTTAGTTTGTTTTTTTCTTCGTCCAGGTCTTCGGTCATGACTATATCTCCACGCATCTTCTAAGATGCCATACAAATATTCTCTTATTTTTCTTGCTTGTGGTTTTGGAATATGTCCATAGCCCTCTCGCAATTGTTTGTGTTCGTTATCGGCACCTCCTTTAAGATATTCATCAAGATCCATGGTGATTTCACTGATTTCCCATGCAGTGGTACTCTCAATGAAAGTGTCTATCTCATATTTTTTGATTTTATTATCCTTAAGATAATTGTAAAATTTTAGATTCATTTGTCCCCCAAAGGCATTATCAATAGCATGTTCAATAAGATCATAGATGTCGTTGAGGTTTTGTTCCATTAGACCAGTTTTTGTTCTCTTAGATACTTGACAGTTTCAGTGCATCCACCGATGAGTTTATCATCTTTGACAACTCTGGGGAAGGTTGATCCTCCACCAAATTTATCGTAGAACTCATTACGTGTAAAGTCCCTATCAAGTTTATATATCACATGCTTAATTTCAGCGAGCTCTAGTACTTGCTGAACTTTGTCGCAATATGGACATCCATTTCTTGAATATACTGTAAATGTCATTGTTGTACCTCTTTCCAATCGTTTTCAAAAATTTCCATACCTTTATCAGTGAGAATATGATCGTACATTTGATCAAAGACCTTGGGTGGCATTGTTACCACTTGAGCACCATTATACCAAGAACGAACTGCGCGTTGGACACTACGAATAGATGCAGAAAGAACTTGAGTTCTAATGCCATGGATTTGATATAATCCTGTAATAGAACGAACAACCTCAAGGCCTGCCACTGACTGGTCGTCTAAGCGTCCTACAAAGGGAGAAACGTATGTTGCCCCTGCCTTTGCTGCTAAGACTGCCTGAGCGGCACAGAAGATGAGTGTGACATTGACCTTAATACCTTGCTCAGAAAGTCGTTTACAGACGATCAGTCCCTCTCTTGTGCAGGGTACTTTAATTGTAGCAACACTGCCAAATTTTTCGTATAGACGAATGCCTTCATCATACATCTCAAGGTCAGAACCCATGACCTCCATACTTATGTCTTGTACCCCAATATCTTTAATCTTCTGATAGACATCTTCTGGGTTTTTACCACTCTTCATGATAAGGGTGGGATTAGTTGTGACACCATCAACTAATCCTGTTGAGAAATATTTTTCAATTACATCGGTGTCTGCTGTATCAAGAAAGATTTTCATTAATGGGCGAATTACTAAGCCCATTATATATCATTCCTCTTTTTTGTAAAGGTCTTCAAGTTTTTCTCTTGAGAGATCAACATACATGACTTCATCGCCAGGGGCAGGTGCCTCTGGATGACGTGGTTTAGATGGTTTGGACATCATCTTATTAATGTCACGAATGTTAGACCACATAAGAGCAAAGGCTCCTCCTGCAATGAGAGAGAAGCACACACCCCATACAAAAGCGAGATAGTGATTCATTTACTCACCCCATATGTCTAAAGTTTTCATACAAAATTCTAGATGTTTTGTATGTTACCTTCACTAATTGGGTGAGTAAAATTCCAATACCAAACGCTAATGTAAACGTGGCAATGGATTCAATCACAATGCATTACCTCTAGGAAGAACTTCTTCTGGGAATACAAAGTCTTCATGTGGTTGATCAGCAGGTGCTAACCATGCACGGAGACCTTCATTCAAAAGAATATTCTTGGTATAAAAAGTCTCAAACTCTGGATCTTCTGCCGCACGAATTTCTTGAGATACAAAGTCGTAAGCACGAAGATTAAGAGCGAGTCCAATAAT